CATCATACTCATCGCTATCGATGTCGCAATTCACAAACTTGATGAACGCCTGTACGAACTGCTCTACTCCATCAACTCGGTTACTGACCACAGTATTGATAGCGTCAAGCAGAGGCAGGACTTTCTCGAAAGCACCAGTCCTAGCAGGGTTGGCAGGGTACTCGAAGATGGGGACATAACCGAGAGCGTGGGGTCGCTCTTCTACGATCTTACCTGCGATGACCTTGAAATACGCCCTGTCGGTATAAACTTCCCAAATAGGGTTACCAAGATTATCTTTGTAAGAAGTACCTGCGAACTTAGGCTCATGCTTGAAGTTCCTAGAATAGACCACGAAAGTGTCTCGTGGGTCGAGAGTATCGATCTCGAAAGGAGCGTCATCAGCGTCAGACATCTTCCTGTCATAGAAACTGTCGGGAAGCACGAGGCGGTAAGCAGTACCGCAAATCATGCTCCACTCGATGACACCCCTATCCTTACTCGCCTTGTCTTCGGAGTACATCATCTCGTTAAGACGTGAAATCTTGAGAGAGATGTCCGGACTGGAGTTACGAGCGACATACTGGATAGGCTCGCCACAGAGGTAGCCGACCTTGAAATCGACAATCTCGGAAGCACGATTGACTACCACATTGTTGCAGATGTCAGGTCGGACATCTTTAGTCCTGCCTGTAATCGGCTGCTTGCCATTGTAATAGTTATAGAGATACTGAATCTGACCCTGATTAGTGGAGAAGTCGCTCTGTATGTTCTGTAATTCAATAAGAAGATTATCTCGTGTGATAGTCTCGGAAGTGGTAGTGAGGACTGTACGCCCAGTATAGATACCAGTTCCGCCTTTAGGCAGATCGTTACTCGTATGTCCGTTAGCTTTAGCTTCTCTGTATTCTTCTACCGCAGTATTGGTCTCTTCGCTCATTACGCACCTCTCAATTAGGCTCTTGAGCCTGTCTTCCGTTTGACAGGCTCAAGAAGAAGGTATAACACCCACCTGCCCTATTTACGTATTACAGGAGCGAAGAGAATGAGACAAAATCAGAAAGGTCTTTTGAAGACTTCGACCTTAGCTACAGTCATCGATTGGACATACTCTGCCAACTGTGCCATAGCGTCAGGGCAGTCATCGTGAGCGTTCTTACCTGCGAGAGAGTAAGAACAGAGTTGTTGCAGGAACGAACGATATTCCTTGTTTCCTTGTATCTTTGAATCGTCTTTGAACAAGAAGTGATCTTTGACGAAAGGTGAATTGACGAGAATCTTAGTTTCTTTATTAGCCGAAGTCCATTTAGTAGTGATAGCAGTCCGAGCGTTCTTCTCTTTGAGTTGCTCCTGTATCTTCCTTGCTATCGTACCGCCTGCCGAGTTCGACTCGAAGCGAGCGGAATGGACTTTGTGATGGATAAGTTTCTCAACGAGTTTAGCTTCCACAAGTTCAGGGTTGGAGTTGTCGCACACCACATCTTCGACAAAGTAGTTCTGTCCATACTGATAGACGATAGGCATGACACAGTAATCAGAGCCTCTGTCTTTGGTATCGCAACAGGCAAGGATAGCGTCAGGCTCTTCATCGGGCAGGTCGAAGTAACGTCTGAGTTCGTCTCTCGTATATAAGAGACCCTCACGTTCGATAGGCACGTTCATATAAAGTGCTTTCCAAGACACGTCATCCATGATGTCTTTCTGATTGGCGTAGAACTCATCGGTGAAGCCGACACCGAACTTATAATTGAAGTTGCTATGACCCTCATCATCGATAGCAGGGAACACGAGAAATCTCGCTCGTGGGTCATTCTCGTACTGTGTCTCAAGCCTGCCGATGACATCGTGAACAGACCATCGTGTAGCCACATGGAGTTCTTTACAGTCCCCTATCTTCCTCTGTCTGAGGTCTGTAACATAGAGATTCCACAGTTTATCGAGCCTCTCCCTGCTCATAGCGGTCTCGATACCATCGATGAGGTCATCACAGTAAAGGAGAGTACCTGCCCTCACCTTACCTGCGTTACCTGACCCGATTGAAGAGAACTCAAGAGTCTCGAATCGCTGAGGTCGGTCTAGATCGATACGCATATCTTTGGCGTTAGTGGAAGCCAACTGCACACCCGGAAACACCTCATGCCACAGATATTCAGGAGACTGTATTATGCGTAAACACTCATCATAGACACCACGTAACAGAGAGTTCGAGTGAGAGCCACCAAGAATAGGTTTATTCGGCTCTCTTCCACCCATCCAAGTGAGGAAGAAGATAGCGAGAGTGGTCTTACCAGTTCCGGGTGGCATGGAGATAGATAACAAATCTAACTTATCATCGGCAAGGTCTTGGAGAGCCTTAACGATTGGGAGCAGTTGTCTCCTGCGTGGTAGATAAAACTGATTCTTAGTCGGTCTCTCCCACTCCACGAATCGCACGAAAGCGTCAAAGTCATAAGGAGCAAGGGCGAGCAGCACACGTTTATGGAGATGATAGATAGGCATGGGGTCAGGAGACTGGGGGAGATAGAGGTCTATCCTGTCGGATAGCACTTTCAGATAAAAGTTACCGACCTCTGTACTCACTTTACGCTCATTAAGAGCCAAGTGGTAGAGGTCGGTCATCATTTCGAGGTTGGGGGAGTCTAATCTTGAGCAGATGGTCTCTAATACATTCGTCATACACCTAGTATCTTAATCAACATGATATTTTGCAACCTCAGCCTGCCTGTCTAGCTTGTCCTGAAGAGTCCGAAGACGGAGCAACTTACCATCTCGCTGAATATACTGTTTACTCTTCCAAGAGTAAGTACATCGGTTGCAGGTACAGATGACCCCATGATCGCTTCCTGTTACCTGCGTGGCATACAGAGTGTTCCATCTCGTCTGATAAGTCTTGGAGTAAGCGATGTCCTCGCTACCGCAGTTAGGACAGATGGAGATGTCGCTCTTAGCGAACTCCCTGTCTATCCTCTTGCGTTCAGGAGACTTCTTTTTCTCATTGAGAGACCACTCCATCTTCTTATAGAGATAACACGCTCCAGTAACCACCACAGACCCCAAGAGAGACCATACGAAAATCTCCCAAATCGGCAGAGTCCTGCCATCGAGGTCGAACATGGAGTAACCAGTCAATGACACGCACAGACCGATGAACACCACCCAAAATACGATAATCAACATCACATAAGTCTCAGTCTTCATGCGACACCTCTCAGATAGTTATAATAAGCACTTCGGGACACGTTGAACTCTCGGCAGCACTCTGAGACCGACAGACCCTCTTTTTGTTTTTTGGAAATTTTTTGAAACAGGCTCTCATCAACGTTCGGTCTCCCACATCGCCTGCCTGTCTTCAGAGAGATTCTCACTCCGTTCCTCACAGGCATAGCTTCTATGCCCTCTCTCTGTCTCGCTCTTATCTTCTCCCTCTCTTCCTGAGCGATGGAAGCAAGCACCTCGATGAGGATATTGTTCAGCATATCCTTGAGCCACTCCTGACCCTGAAAATCAATCAAAGTAGTGGGGATATTAAGTATGCGTAGCACCACGCCTCTCTCGCTAAACCACTTTATCTCCTCTTTCACCAACTCTTTGTTCCTCCCCAGTCTGTCCAACTCTTTGACCACCACCTCGTCTCCCTCTCGGACAGTCTCTTTCATCAACTGATACTGCGGTCTCTCGAAGTTGCTTCCGCTCTGCTTATCACAGAATACCCTCTCTACGTCTTTATACCGTCTAGCTACCTCTAACTGCCTCTCTAAGTTCTGCTCTTTACTTGAGACACGAGCATAAAAATAGATCATCCTAACTCTCACCACCCTCTTCATCGGCACTCAACTCGACTCTAACGCTCTCCGCTTTCACGTTGTACCTATCAACAACGATAACGTCATACCCCATCACATCGAGTGCCTTTACAAAGTTATCTACTCTCATCCCTTTCTTCCCATTCAGAAAGTTATGCACCGCACTCTGAAACCGATAACCTAACTCATCACTCAGCTTCTGCTGACTCCATCCCCTCTCTCTCATCTTCCTCTTTACTACTTCACTTGCGTTCATCCTTAGTCTCTACTCCTTTTTGTGTTAGTTTGTGATTATAGGATAGCAACACGAAAATGTGTTGTCAATAGGTTTTTGTGTAATCTTTTTGATTTTTGGGGTGTTCGGACAACTCTTTCCCGCCTTTCTTGGTCGGTGGTAAATGGGGGGGATAGCACAACAAAACGACAAAGTAACGGACAATCATCCGGCAAACATAAACAGACAACGATCTATTAAAAGTTTAGCAGCTCCCAACAAATAACCATCTGTTTGTAGTGATCACTTTTTCACTTGTCTAAAAATGTGTGCTTTTTTGCACATATAATAAGGTAACATGATTTTGTGTAAAAATATTTTGAAAATTACACAAAAAAGTGTTGACAATTCACAAAAATGTGTTATACTAGGCATAGTTACACAAAAATGTGTAGAAAAATGGAGCAAATGCCTATGAACAAATAAGGAAACAGAATCATTTTATAAAAGGCACTAAACAAACAGAAGAAAAGGACAAATTAAATGAAACAAATTGATTATTCAAAGGCACAAATAGAAAACTGGCTATCTAGATATATACCAAATGACAACGATCTAAAAGACGCTGCCAGGATTATCCATCGCACAATCAAATTAAGCTATCTAGACGGTATTACAGACGCTAAAAGCGTATTAAACACATTATATGTAATGGAGTCAAAAAAAGATGATTAATTGTTATGAGATTTACGCC